CTTTAAGGCTAGACATTCAAAGAATATTGCAAAAGGAAAAATGTCTGCTGCTTATTGGGCGAATAAAACAAAGTGGTAAAGAAAGGAAACTAATATGGCATACGGATATGGAAAGAAAATGAAGGCAATGAAACCTAAAAAGAAGAAAAAGACTAAAGCAAAAAAAACTAAAAAGATGAGTTACTAATGCCTTTTTCAAAATACTCACCAAAACAAAAAAAACTAGCTAGAACTGCTGCACCAAGAGACAAAATCACAGGAGCAGACTTTAAGAAACTCAAAAAGAGAAAGAAGAAAAAGTAATGGCAACTAAATCAATCAAAGCACCTAGAGGTTTCCATTGGATGAAATCAGGTTCTTCATACAAACTTATGAAGGGTGATTACAAACCTCATAAAGGAGCAGTAAAGATGGCTAAGTTTACACTGCAAACAAAACATAAAGGTTAATCATGGCAACTAAGAATGTACCCACTAATAAGGCTTTATATGCAAGAGTAAAAGCAGAAGCTAAGCGGAAATTCAAGGTGTACCCTAGTGCATATGCAAACAGTTGGTTAGTTAGAACTTACAAAAAAAGAGGTGGGGGTTATACAACCAAAAAAGCATGAGTAGAGCTAGTGGTGGACTTACAAAGTGGTTTAAGCAAAATTGGGTAGATATAGGTTCACCAAAAAAAGGTGGTGGTTATGCCAAGTGTGGTAGAACTAAACAAAAGAAAGATGCAAAACGAAAGTACCCTAAGTGTGTTCCAGCATCAAAAGCAGCAAGAATGACTAAATCACAAATAAAATCTGCTGTAAGAAGAAAGAGATCAAAGGCTCAAGGTGTAGGTGGTAAACCAACTAATGTCAAAACCTTTGCAAAAAGATAAAAAGATTGTTTTTTTAGATGATAAATCATAAAGGGGTGTCGCTAAACACCCCTTGTATGGTTAAATAAATGGAAAAAATAATGGACTCATCTGCTTAAAAATCCAGATGTTGAGCCTTTTCCTAGGTTTGTAACTTTGAATAAGTTTTTTGCTAAACTCAGGAGTATCTTCAATAACACAAGTAAACATTAAGCAACCTCTTTCTCTTTAACCTTCCAAGGCTTTATAGAAGTAAAAATTATGACTCCCTTTTGTTTAATTTGGTCATAATCTTTTTGAGTTAATATTAGTTGTTTCTTTTCTTTATATTTGAACTGCCAATATTTCATAGTCTCTCCCTAAAAAGGAACTACCAACTACTCGAAAAATACTCGATTTATTCTTGCATTTTATTGACATAGTTGGCAATTCGTTGATCCAAAATGCTAATAAGTGTTTGATATTTCGCATTGTTGACAGGAGTACCATTTTTACCAATAGTGTGCAACTAATATTTTGGCCAATGTTTTCAATGTTTTTTTTAATATTACTCGAAAAATACTCGATAATTTTATAACTTATTAAGAACCTCTCTCTTACGATTCATTTGTTTATGATTATAATTACCAACCATAGGTGTAGTTTTCCAACCACCTAAAGCCTTTATATCATTATCACTACCACCATTATTACCAATCATTGAGGCGAAACCATGTCTTACTGCATGTCTTTTCTTTCTAGGATCTATATTTGCAAATTCCAACATTTTATTCCACCTTTTGCCAAGACCTAAATTCTTATCATTTTTCTTATCTTGTAAATTCTTCCAAAAGAATAAAGAACCATCCCTGTTATTTATTTTATTGAGCCAATGCCAAAGAGATAGTCCAGGTTCATTATGATTTTCATGTATGGGGATTACTTTATATCCTTTTGTTTTATTTTGGAAAATTCTTAATACCTTGTTTTCCATATCGATGACAGGATTACCATAATGATCTCGGTCATTCCAATGTAACGACAATCCCTCTTGTATTCTGCAACCAGTTCTAAATAAAAATATTAATAAGAACTTTATCTCATAGTCGTTATGGCCCATACACTCTTTCACTTCATTTATGTTCCAAAAAAATCTATCTCTTAGGTCATCACTAATTAGTGGCAGCTTTGATAAATTAAAATTAGAGCACCAATTTCTATTCTCACTATTGGCGAACCTTATTAATGATTGAACTATTCCAATCAATGTAGTGTTAATGGTGTTATGATGGCTAGATAGTTTCTTTCTTTCTTCTATCTCTATTTCATTAAAATTTTGTTTATATTTTCTTATTCTATCACCAATCTCGGTGTCTTTAGGATATCTTTTCAATATCATCTTATCGACATAATCCCCTGTTAAATCATCTAAATAAATAAGATTTATTTGTTCACTAAGATTTTGTAAGTGTCTGTAATATCGTAGATAGTTTTTCGTAGGTTTTTTCTTTTCAATAAAGATATCAATAGCTCTTTTTACAGTCATTCTTTGACTGTTATTGATCTTAATATTATCTAAAAAATTAGATAAAAAGATTTCAGCTTCATTCTTCTTAATACACTTTGTCGATTTATTGCGTATATAATAAGGCTTTTCATTAATGTAATAAGTGCCTGTTATTTGATAGTATTTGGTTTTAAGTTTTATAAGTTTAAGCATAGTGTTTTCATCTCCTCAACATCATCAGCAGTCATCATATTTCTACTGCCTATTTTACGATTCAAACACTTAGCTTTTGGATGTTTTAATTTTAACTTATTTATTAACCTTTTTAAACTCCTTTCATTTTTTAATTTAAATACAGGGTATATTTCTTTCATTGTGTATAGTTCTTCTATTTGATTTTTCATAATAATTTCTCCTGGTTTGTATTTTCTGGTGATTTCCAGAAGATATTGCAGAGCCTAAACTCAGACTCACCTTTAAATCTAGGTGGAAAACTCCTTGATGTTTTTGTTAATAAAGCTGATTTTAGTTGATCGACATCTAAGAACATCTGCTCATTGTTATCTAATCTCTTTAAAATCATGCCACCTTTTTCAATGGCTTTTTCTATTTCATAATCTTTTATAGAGGCTTTGCCTTGCCATAATCGACCAATTCTTCTTGTTGGATATTTCATGTTACTAAAGATCCAAGTCTCATCTCTTGTCTATTGGTTGCATTCGCATCTAACATAAATTCAATTTTTGTTTGAACTCTCTCAAGTTCTGCATATTTATTATCCATATCTTCTTGAGCCTTTTCTAAATCTTCTCTTAATGAAACCACAGACTCAGCAGTTCTAGCTCTAGCCTTTCGATCTTCAATAGACATTTTTAGTTCATTAAATTTTAATTGAATAAAAGTTTGATCGAGTTGATGATCTAATAATCTTTCTGTTCTATCTCTATGTCTTTTAGCTGCCCTGTACTCTTTGATGGCAGTCATTTTTGCATCAGCAATTTTATTAGGATCAAAACTTTCCATGTGCCTGTATTACCTCCTTTACCATGTCTAACACAATGCATTTAACCTTTGCGTTAAACTTAGAATCTTCATGGCAGAGTTGATGGTGCTTTCTGCATAAGGCTGATAAATTTTCAATATGGTTTTTCAATTTAGAACCTCCCATTTTTTTTGGATCGATATGATGAACATCATCAGCTTGTGTGCCACATACAACACAAAAAAACTCACTTGTGTCTTTTAAGTTGTAGAATGTTCGATACACTTTTATGTGTTCTTGCATTTGTATTTCTTGTCACCTTTAAATCTTTTGTTTTTACTAAAGGATAATCTTTTCTATCCCAACCATGTTTATTCTTATCAAACAAATGTTTCTCAATATGTGAGATATCTATTTTTTCATCTTTCATAATTACCTCCTAAAATGGTATGTCATCAGGGATTGAGTCACCTAAAGATTTAAGCTCACTATCATTTTTAGACTCAGTTGGTTTTTCTGGTTTCCAGGTATTTACTTGTGCATACCATTTTCCAGATTTACCTTCTTTGACATCAATATTAATCCAGTCATCTTCTTTGTTTTGTAGTTGCTTCTTGTACCAATTAGTAAAATCAGCTTTCTTTATTGATATAGAGCATTTAATAAAATCTCTTTTTGGTTCTTTAGCAAAAAAACCATCAATAAATTCTTTTTCATCATTCATTTTTTATCACCTCTTTTATTAAAGTTTTGATCATGTCCGTCTAAATCATCCTTATCGCCAGTTGGTATAAGAAATAGCTGCCTCATAAATTGCTTTAATGAATATGATTGACTAGCACCTAATGATTGGCCACCAGTCATTTGCACAAACATATTTTTTTGTATTGGTTGTTGCCAAGTGTCACCATCTTTATGAACTAAAATAAATTCATACAAGATATGTATCCATTTTTTTACATCACCAACTACTTGGCAATCTTTCTCATTCATAAAGATACTTAATCCATGTTTTGCACATAAAGGATTAATTGCTTTTAAAAAGCTATCTACATCAACATAGCTATAATTTTGAAATTTATTATCGCTATCCTTTTGTAGTGTTTTTATGTCCGACATGATGCCATGAATAGCAGTAGCAATAGTCTTAGGACATTGTTCTATTTCATTCATTTTTTACTCCTTACAGTTTTGTTAAGTTCTTTATCTTGATCGAAAGCTGTTCTAATTAATTTAAAATATTCAAAAGCCTGATCTAATTGTTGTTTACCAAATTCTTTAATTTCAAAGTCATCACCCTTTTTAGGAAATCTTGCGACAATTGCCTTATTAATTTTTATATTCATTTCAGTTTCTATAGAATGCCGATAGGCTGAAAGCTGAACGAGGTAATCAGAATAAATGCTAGATGAACTTTTTAGATCGACTAAAATATATTCATCATTTTTTTTTACTAATAGGTCTGCTGTACCACCATAATTAAATTCTTTATTTATTAATTTTTTTTCAGAAAAAATAATTTCAAAATCACTCATTTGAAAATTCTTCCCACCAAGCTAAAAATTTATTAAAGCAATTTTTTACAGTTTCATCTTCAGGCAATTCATAATATTGATTAAGAATGTGCATCTCTGCTAACTCATGTAGTGATGTACCAACATCAGCAGCTTTACCTATTTCATCGTGATATTTTTTACCCTCTAGTCCAATTTTATTTGCCCAAATAATTAAACCTTGTGAGTTTTTAAAGCGACCAAGAATAGTCGTAACAGAAGGAATCTTTTTATTATCTATTTTATAAACTGTATGTGCCATGTTTCAAAAATGGCAAATACCCAATAAAACAAAATATATTTACGAGTGGGGATCGTAATAAATGTTCAATGAGAAAAAATCGAATATTTGCCATAATTGACAAAATAAATCAATTTAATTACAAATCAAGTAATTTCTGACAAATTATATTATTTCTGACAATTAATAATATTCTTTAGGTTTATCAAAAGCATGCTCAATTAATGCAGTAACTTTAGAAACAGTATTCATATAAATAATTTCATTGATTGGTCTTATTGAATTATATTTCATTTTTTTTGTATCAGTTATTCCTGACTCATTTGATAAAATATATTCAACAGTTTGTTTTTTAAAATCAATATCATTAACAAAGACCATAAATTCACCCTTTTCAGTTTCTAAAAAGCACCTTTGTGGTTCTTCTGTGTTTAAATTTTCTTCTAAAAGAAATATATTTTCATTGTATAAATAAGCAATTTTGGATGATTTTGACATTATGACTAATGTATTTTTTTCATATTCTAAATCATTAGAGCAGACTAAATAATCGTTTTGAAATTTTCCTCTAGATTCTATTTTTCCTGTTTTAATATCAAAATTACCTACAACAGGATATCTACAGACATAATCATCTAAAACCCTCCATGGGTGAATTTTTAGTATTTTTGCGTAAATATAGCATTGTTCTATGTTAATTCTTCTAGCACCAGTTAAGTGTAATCCTACTGTAGATTGATCTATTAAAAACTTACCATGCTTGTTTCGAGGCATTACTTCCATAATATCTCTAATCTTATGTAAATTAGCTTTATTTAAGTGAAATACTAAAGAGTCATTCATACATGATATCATAGACTAAAAACCTCCATTTTCATCAATTTAATGCAAAAATTAACCATTTAAGGCAAACTAATAAAATATTTATTAAATGTCAAATTAAATATGATATGTCATTAATTATATAATTTGTTGAAATCAGATTTAAAATATTTATTAATTATATTAGACGAATTTTATCGTCTCAGAGGTATTTGTAGGGAGTGCAAAATAACATGGCCAAATTATCAGGCTCATATATGGCAAAAGCTATTAAGAAGCAATGGTTTTAGAGATCCTTTGCCAAGATTGTCGAGAATCATTAGGTTCGAGAATACAATTAAAAAAATTAGAGAAAAAAATTCTAAATTTTATTCACCATTACCAGATCAAAGAAAAATTATCGCCAAGTTATACAGAGATACAGCATTCTTGCGATATCAAAAGCAGCTCCAATTTGCAGAGATATCTAAAAGATTTAAAAAGAAAACTATATATAGATTTTACCCCAGGATCAGCAAGAGATATAAAAATTTTAAGAAAAGAAGGGTGGCTTGATGACTGAAAAAATAAAACTTCCTTACTTCGATTTTTATTATCAAGATTTTTTAACAGGAACAGCACATTTTACTCACCAACAAAAAGGCATTTACATAACTCTAATGTGCCATGCTGGTGTTCGTAATGGTCAAGGACTGCCAAATAATTTTGAACAACTTTGCACTATAGTAAATGTTTATAGTAACGATCCAGATATGGTTCATTCTTTAAAGACAGATATTAATACAGTATTAACAGAAAAATTTAAATTAATTGATAATAAGTGGCATAATCAAAGACAATTAGAAGATTATAAAAGAACTGTTGAAAAAATAAATCATAGAGCTGAAGCTGGTCGTAAAGGTGGTCTAGCAAAAGCGAAGCAAACCTCTAGCAGAATATCTGTATCTGTATCTGATTCTGTATCTAATTCTTTTAATAATATATGGGATGCGTTGATGGTGAAGCGAGGTAGCAAAAAGAAGGCTCTCGAAAAATATAAAAATATTCCTGAGGTTGTTAGTAAGGAGTCAATAATTGATAAATATAATGAACTTTGTCGTAATACAGAAAATCAAATATTTATACCACACTTTAGCACTTGGTTATCACAAGAAAGATATAACGATGAAGATGTGTTTAATTTAGATAACTTTAAAAAGAAACACAGTATTGAAGCTAACTTTATTGAAGAAAAAGATAATCTTCTTTTTTTTAGATCCAAAGAAAATTTTGGTTTTGTTGATTGGGTTTATCAAAAGGATGGAACATTGATTAAAGATTATGGCAAAGAAGAAGAAAAAAAAGCAGCATCGAACTAAACCAAAAGAAATCTCACAAGCACAAGAGATTGATTATGGAGCTCAAACATTAGTTAGAGAGCATGGTAAAATATTTAGACTACCTGATGGTGCTGAGATGGTTGTTGGTAACAAACATATTCAAAAAAAGATTAACTCAGTCCATGAAAGCTATTATGCCAGGCATCAACTAGATCCAACTGATGCAAAAAGAAATGCAACTAGATATGTAGCTGGTCAAAAATTAGAGTATTTAGGAATTATCAGTAATAAAATGAAAAGCTGTACATTTAACTTTAACAGATTAGCTGGTATTCCAAATGGTAGTGAGTTTTTCAATATTCTCAAAATTGATTATGAACAAGAATTTAATGATGCAATGAAAGCAACAGTACAACATCAGTCTTTAGTTTGGGATGTAATAATTGATAATTTGCCAGCAAGACATAAAAGAATGAACTCTTATAGAGAGGGATTAGATATGTTGATAGACTTTTGGAAGATGTAAATATGCCTATTTGTGCCTATTTAGATTATTGAATAGTTAATATAGAGTATTTTATAAGATCCAGAAGTATGGGTAAAATCCATACAAATTTCAATAAATAATAAAAATGAAACTTTCAGAAACAGATTTGCTGATGACTATTATCTTGGCAGACGAGGAAGGTAAACCAATAGTATTAGTAAGGTTTGCAAACTTCGATAATGATGAACAAGCACAAGACTTCATATCAGTATTTAAACATAAACAAAGTCTAGGGCAACTAGGATATATAAACGAAACAATACATTAATGAAAATAGAAATGTGGCCAATAGATAAACCTATTCCATATATAAGAAATGCAAGAAAAATTCCACAAGCAGCTGTTGACAAAGTTGCTGGCTCACTTAAAGAGTTTGGTTGGAGACAGCCGATAGTCGTAGATACAAATGGTGTTATCATCGTTGGTCATACAAGATTAAAAGGTGCAAAAAAATTAGGTCTAAAAGAAGTTCCTATACATATCGCAGATAAATTAAATGAGTCCCAAGTCAAAGCATATAGACTAGCTGATAATAGAACTGGTCAAGAGACTAAATGGGATGAAGAGTTACTAAGTTTAGAGTTAAAAGAACTATCAGATATTAACCTGGATATGGACTTAACTGGGTTTGATGACAAAGAAATAAACCAAATAATCAACCAATTTACTGATGAAAAAGAAGGTAATATTGGTGATGATGAAATACCTGAAAACATAGAGACTAGGACTAATCCTGGTGATTTATGGCTGCTTGGCGATCATAGATTAATATGTGGCGATGCTACTAATGAAGGTGATGTATCTGTTCTAATGAATGGACTAAAGGCAGATTTAGTATTTACCGATCCTCCTTATGGAGTAAGTTATGGTGGTGGTAGAGCTAAAGGTGACCATGTAAAGTTTAAAAGAGGTGGTGGTGTCAAAGCTCATGGAATGATTTTGAATGATGATCTTCAAGATGAGGGTTTATATAATTTAATTCATGACAGCATAAAAAACCTAAATTTATTTACTAAAAAAGGTGCATCTAAATATATCTGTTTTAGTTGGAAAACTTACTCAAGTTTTGAAAGTGCTATAAAGCAAAATGGATTAAGTATTAAATCCTGTATTGTATGGGATAAAAAATCTATTGGTTTAGGTAACAGTCATTATAGACCTCAACATGAGTTTATGTTTTATATACAAGGTGATTGGTTTGGTGATAAAAAACAATCAGATGTTTGGTATAGTAGCAGAGGCGATACTGGTAAATATGTTCATCCAACACAGAAACCAACTGATCTAATTATAAGAAGTTTAAAGAACTCCTCTAAAGAGGAAGATGTAGTATTAGATTTATTCACTGGTTCAGGTAGTACTCTAATAGCCTGTGAGAAAGTTAATAGAAAGTTTATGGGCAGTGAATTAGATCCTAAATACTGCGATACAATAATACAAAGATGGGAAGATTTTACAGGAAAGAAAGCAATAAAAGATCATGGAAGAAAAGAAATTAGGCAGACCAAGTAAATACAGTACAACTATAGTTAAGAACATACTTAATAGATTAGCTAAAGGTGAGGCTATAAGGAATGTTGTTAAAGAAGAAGGTATTGACTGGGAGACCTGGAGACAATGGTTAATAAAGAAACCAGGACTAGCACATGAATACGCAGTGGCTAAGCAGCATGGTATTGAATGGAGTATGTCTGATTTAGAGACTCTGGCCATGCAAACACTTAAAAGAGCTAGAGATAAACAATCAGATATGAACGAGGTTAAAGCTGTAGATACATTAATTAAACACAAGCAGTGGAAAGCTCAAAAGCTATTCCCAAGAGTATATGGGGATAGACATCAACTAGATATAGGCAACGCAGATGGTAAGCCATTTGAGATAGCTTGGGAGAAATAGATACATGGAACTATTAAAGAATAAATGGAATAACTTAAACAAAAAAGGAAAGATTATTGTTTGTGTTGTTGTAGTGGTAGTTATTGTACTAATTGCACAGAATATTTAGTGAAATTAGATATAATTGTTTATAAATTTATTGTTTTTATAGAGGGTGTTGTAGGTAGAAGTGTTGAGTTTATTGTCATAAATAGCAAAAAGCTCTTTATTCGCACAGATCATCTCGCGAGGAAATTCTGTTCTTATTTTGTTCAGAATAGCAAAAAATAATAATATCAATCGAGTATATATCGAGTAGTTAGCCTAAAAGTATTGATATATATAGCTTAGCACACTATTAAAATAAATGTGCCTAGCTTTTCCAGGATTTTTTCTTGTTTGGTAGCAAAAAAATTTTCTGCCACCACCCACGCAGTCGTAGTCATTGCAATAGGAAGTGATTTCAACTCAGAACAAAATTCACTAAGGCCCTGGTGCTGATGAGATGAATCGAACATCCTACTCCCTTCTTACCAAGAAGGTACTCTACCAATGAGTTACACCAGCATAGGTACTAATTATATGAAAAAAGCTAAAAAAAACACAAAAAAAATCGATGTATTTGCCCTTATGGTCAAACACATGAATGAAAAGACACCAATAAAACAAAATTCAGGTCGTGGAATTGTTAGAGATAGCACAGTTGCACGAATACAAGATATTTACAAAGGGGATCAGAAAGATAATGCGTGAAAATAACTATTCCCTACAAGCCTAGGCCACTTCAAAAAGAAATACATAAAAGCCTAGCTAGGTTCTCAGTCCTGGTCTGTCATAGAAGGTTTGGTAAGACAGTCTTGACAGTCAATGAACTGATTAAGAAGTGCCTACAATGTAAGCTGCCAAGACCACGATACTACTACATAGCTCCGACTTACAGTATGGCAAAAAGAATAGCCTGGGATTATTTAAAATATTACACCTCGGTTTTACCGAAGATGGAATATCACGAAACAGAACTACGAGCTGATCTTCCTAATGGTGGAAGAATACAGTTACTTGGTTGTGAAAGACCACAAACCCTTAAAGGATTGTATATGGATGGTGTGGTTCTGGATGAGGTAGCACAAATGCCTCCAAAAATGTGGACGGAAGTCATCAGACCAGCATTATCTGATCGAAAAGGATTTATGGTGGCTATTGGAACACCCCAAGGACATAATTCGTTCTTTGAACTCTATAATCATGGACTTCAAGATGAGAATTGGTACGCAAAAAGTTTTAAAGCTAGTGAAACAAAGATAGTCGATGAAGAAGAACTAGCAGAGGCAAAAAAGATGATGCCTCCAGAGATATACGAGGCAGAATATGAATGTAGTTTTGAAAGCTCTGCCATAGGTTCTATTTACTCGCAGTCATTATCCAAAGCAGATAATGAAGGTCGCATCACAAAAGTTCCTTATGACTCTACAATTAAAGTAGATACTTATTGGGATCTAGGGATGCGAGATAAAACTGCGATATGGTTTGTGCAGCAAAAAGGCTCTGCAATCCACCTTATAGATTACTTTGAAGATAGTGGCGAAAGCCTAGAGTATTATGCTTCAATCCTCGATGAAAGAGGATATGTGTATGACACCCACTACCTTCCTCACGATGCCAATGTCCGAGAGATCGGAACTGGTAAATCAAGACTCGAAATAGCTCAATCACTAGGATTAGTGACGAGCATTGTACCCAAAATGTCGATTGAAGATGGTATTAACGCAACCAGAATGACATTAGGTAGATGTTGGTTTGATTATGAAAAAACCAAAGACGGACTAGACGCACTTAGACAATATCGATGGGCAGTCACCGATAAAGGCGAGACAAAAAATAGACCTTTACACGACTGGACTTCGCATGCAGCAGACTCATTTCGATATGTTTGCACAGGATTACAAGAAACAAAAAATTGGTCAGCAAAGATTGAATATCCACGATTAGGAATAGTATGAAATTAACAAAAGAAAGATTAAAAGCACTTATAGGTCAAGAGATCACTAACTCTATAGGATTTTATGGTGGTGAGCTTTCAGAACAGCGAAAGAATGCACTTAAATTCTATTTAGGTGAACCCCTAGGCAATGAAGTAGAAGGTCAAAGTCAAGTTAGGTCTCAAGATGTTTTAGAAGTTGTAGAAAGTATCTTACCTTCCATGATGCGTATCTTTACACAAGGTGAAAGCATCGTTAGATTTGAGCCTACAGGCCCAGAAGATGTAGCTTATGCAGATCAAGCATCAGATTATATCAATCATGTGTTTATGAAAGATAACAATGGTTATTCTATTCTTCACACCATGTTCAAAGATGCCTTAATTTCTAAAAATGGCTTTGTAAAATATTATTGGAAGAATGATAAAGAACAAAAAGAAGAATCTTATGAAAATTTATCCATAGCTGAGTACCAAGCACTTTTAGCTGATAACGAAGTTGAAATAGTAGAAGTAGAAGATACTAGCACAGAGTTAGATGTCGAAAACACAGACATTATGGAAGTTACTTACAATGTGACTGTCAAAAGAGTAAAAGATTTTGGTCGTGTGGTTGTAGAAAGTGTGCCACCTGAAAGTATGCTTGTCAGTAAAACAGCTAATAGTCTCGATGATTGTAATTTTATTGCTCAAAGAGTTTTTAAAACAAGATCAGAACTCATTAGCATGGGTTTTGACAAGAAGATTGTAAACGAATTACCAGTTGCAGATGAAGAAATCTACAACACAGAGGCAGTAACTAGAAGATCGTATGACGATGAGACCATGCCTCAAGAATATCAAAACATTGATCCTT